CAATCCTTGACTGTTAGTTTTGTTTTCCGACTCCTTGGGGCTTGGGTAGGGGCCATTCCGGCTTGAATGGCTATTCAGGCGGCTGTAATCCTGCAGGAGAACAACTACAGCGCACAGAGGCAACCAGAGGGCTTGATCGGGGTGTAATCCATGAGCGAACTAATCGACGACCATCACCGAAGGCGAGATCTAAAATTGGCGGAACGGGCGATCAGAAACGGGTGGGTGATTCCTGAAGGGATCTTGGAAGCGCTCCCAAAGATCGCGGCAAATCTGGCTTTGACGGGTTCCAGTCGGGAGAAAGTTGCGGCGATTCGCGTGATACTTGCGATGAAGGAACAGAACGACAGACCGGACGCACAAGTTCCGCAAACCACAATCAACGTCGGGGTGAGTGTTGACAATCGAATTGACGAACAGCGAGTTAGAACACTTGCTATCGCTGAACGAATCAGAGGCGGCAAGCTTCTTTGAGGATCTCGACCGGGAGAACATCGACTCCGTTATAAAGCAGATGCGGCTTTATTCCCCTGGATCTCCTGAATCCAGCAACTACGCGGGCGCACGGTCTCAACGGGCGGCTGAGATTATCAACGCAAAGACTGCAATCGCGCAGGAGATCGGGCCATTACCTGAGATCGTCAACCCGGAACGCAGAGAAGCGGCGTCACGAAACAATCTGCTGTTTGCTGAAACCTACTTTGGGCCAACGTTCTATTTGCCGTGGGCCCCTTACCAGCGCAGCATGATGGATCGGTTCCAGTCTATCGTTCTCTCAGGAGGGCGTGAGTGTCACGCTGTGAGGCGCGGCGGGCTGAAATCAACCTGCGCTCGGGTCTCGACTCTCTGGGCTGTCGTGAACGGGCACAGGCGGTTTCCCGTTCTTGTCGGGGCAACCGATGACAAAGCGAACGAACACAGGGAAAACTTCTTCAGCCTGCTGTCTTCGTCTGCGCTGCTTCTCGAAGATTATCCGGAATTGAAGCCACTGCTGCTGAAGTGGTATCAGCCGAAACGTCAGTTCCGGTTGGACGGTCGACTGCTCAAGCTGCACCCGAAAGACGCAAGAGGCCGAATTGTCTTTCCCGATATTCATGATTCAGTCAGTTGCCAATCTCACATTGCTCCATACTCAATCAACGCAACTGGAGTCTCCGGGCTGTCGTTCGTCGACCGTTTTGGCGTCACTATTCGTCCGGACCTCCTAGTGTTTGACGACGTGCAGACCCCACAATCTGCCAAGTCGCCACTGATGACTGAAGAGCGGGAGGAAGCAATAACGAAAACGTTCTGCGGTCTTGCGGGACTAGGTGAGAAGTTGGCGGCAATTATGGTTGCAACCGTTCGCGAGCACGACGACCTGACTGAACGGTTCCTGTCGAGATCCAAGCATCCAGACTGGAACGGTGAAAAATACCCATCGATCATTCGGATGCCGGAACGGGCCGACCTCTGGGAGATCTACTCCGGCAAGCTTGGAATGGGTGAGACTCCGGAACAGGGCAAGCGAGACGCACAGGAATATTACCGGCGGCACAGGCAGGAGATGGATCTCGGCGGCATTGCAGCTTGGGAGTATGACAAACTTCCAGACGAACTCTCGGCGCTACAGAGTCTCATGACCGTCAAGGCTATCGACCCATCCTTTTTTCAATGCGAGATTCAACAAGAAGGAGAGGTTGCGGTAAACACCTCTGGGCTGCGTCTGGATTCGCAGTCGCTGCTGACTCGAACTTCTGGAATCGAACGGGGCATCGTTCCGAACAACACCGACTTCCTTGTCGCGTATGTTGACAGTTCCGATAAGGTGCTTTGGTGGATGGTGCTGGCTGTCTCTAAGGATCTCTCCGGGGCTGTCGTCGATTACGGAACATGGCCAGATCAGGGGCGTCCGGTCTTCTATAAGTCGGACCTTGTGAACGCCATCGGCAAGGACACACCAGACCTCTCTTGGGAGGAATCTTTCGTTCGCGCTCACAACTCCCTGGATGAGTTTCTGTGTCGCTCATGGTTCTCTGAGAACGGCAGAGAACGGCAGATTGACGTTATCCTGAAGGACTGGTCAGACGGCGGACAGATGCCACTCATTCGGTCTCAGATCGCTTCATCGAAACACAGGAACCGGATTCGGGCGGCGAAGGGTTTCGCGCCGAAGCCAAACAGGAAACAGATTCACCTATGGGGCGACAAGCACCGGGACCGATCAGGGTCGGGATGGATCGAACGACGAACCGAAACGCCGATTCATGTACAGTACGATGCCAACATCATCAAGTCAGTTGCGGCAAGGCGGCTGCTCACGACTCAGGGTGCACCTTCTGCGATCATGCTTCCTGGCTTGACCGAAAGAACAAACCGATTACTTGTCGAACACCTGACTTCGGAGAGACCTCAGGAAATAATGTACGACGGCGCTAGAGGAATTGCATGGACATTGATACCTTCTCGCGACAACGACTGGTGGGACTGCTTCTGTGGCTGCATCACGGCGGCTTCTGTCTTGGGGTGCAAACTGAGTGGCGAAGTTTCAACACGAAGAGAAGTCAAGGCATTCGTACTTCCCGGAGGTGTTCGCCATGGGTGACAATCCAGAATTCACACTACCGGGGAGTGGGCTACTCTGCGGACGATGCGGCGAAGCCCTGACAAGAGTTTACAGGACAATCACAACACGGGGATTCATCACACGGGAACGAATCTGCGCCAAGTGCGGAACAGTCCACACGACGGCGGAACGGGTTATCAATACCAGAGACCGAAAAAAAAGATTCACGGATTCCTGTGAGTAAGCATTGACAGGTGAAACCGTTTCAATATATTTGACATCAGCGGACGACTGGCAAGAGTCGTTCACTTCTGTTTGTTGCTCCCGTTATACGGGGCCGAAGCTCACATTGATCCTTGCCGGTCAGTGTGGGCTTTTTTCGTTTAAGGGTTGAAAATGTTTTTTACAGAACACGCGTTGGCAATGTCCGTCTGTCGTAATTTGGGACTCGACCCCGTTTATGAGCACATCTCGGCAGATCTCATTGACGTTGCTAAGTCAAGGATGAACAGGGCAAGACCAGACAAGCTGCTGAATAAAGATGTGGTTGAGGATTACGCAGAGGCGATGAAGCGGGGAGATCTCTTCCCCGCAATTGTTTTAGCCTACACTGGAGAAAAGAGTGCGTATGTTATTGTGGGAGGAAATCATCGGCATGAGGCGGCGTTGAAGAATAATTGCAAAGAGTTCATGGCAATTGTGGTGCCTTGTAATGAATTAGAATTCGAAATCCTAAGCAAGAGTTTAAATGCTGTCGAAGGGCAGAGACTCAGTAGACAACAGAGAATTGATCAGGCTGTGGGACTGGTAAACACTCGGGGAATGTCTTCAGCCGAAGTCGGTCGAGCGTTGAATGTTCCACGAGCGATGATTGATAAAAAACTTCGCACTGACAAAGTTATCATGGCCGCTGCGAATCTTGGCGTCATTCTTCCGGAAAGTGTTGCGCCAACGACTCTTGACATGCTAGTCCGCCACTCGAAGTCTGCACCTCTCTTCATAGCTGCGTCAGACTTCGTGGCGAAGCAGAATCCATCAGGCGATAAACTGAAGGAGATCAACGCGGCTGTCGATTTGTGCCCAACTGAGGCAACAAAAATAGCTGTGTTCAAGAAGTTTACTGAAGCCTCAACAGCCAAAACAGCAAAGAGTGGACATGTCGTTTCGCGTCCAGTCAGATCAAGTCTCTTGCACGCTCTTACAATGCTCGAAACCTTAACTAATTCGGAGATGACCCGATGCAAACTTCAAATCGAAACACACGAAGTTCTTCCACTCTTGGCAAAGTTGAAGAAGGCATATCAAGATCTTTACGAAATCCTAATAAGTACATAAGCAACATGCGGGACGAACTGGAAAGCCTTGTCCCAATTGGAGTCGAGCATGCGGCTTTGGCCTGCGCTTGGCTTATCCCGTGGCATGTCCACAATAAGGCGAAGTTTACCCAACGCATAGTAGCCAGGAGAACAATTGCACGTTTTGCTTCCTCCGGTTTGATAGTCATTTCTGACGGGGTTATCGTCTCGGTCAAACCCCGAGTGTCTACGTTAAGGAAAGAAGCGTGGGCAACGCTGATTCAAGTGATGATAGCGGGTCAGGGTCACTTGCGAAAAAAGGTTGAAGGCTTTACGGCTGGAACCGTTCGTAATTACTTTCAATATGCCATTCGGATCGGTTGGGTCGAGATCACTGGGACCGTTCGTTCTATCAAAGATTCTCGGTGGGTTGGTCCAGAGAATCCAGACTACAGAGACATTTTGAATTATCAGGCTAAAATTCAAAGAGAGAAATTCTCGAAGCGGAAGGGGATTTGACCAAAGGCGACTGGGGAAACTTAGTCGCCTTTTTTCGTGTCTCGCCACTAATAGCAATACATTTGTTCCCAAACGGAACAGGTTGTGGCAGTATTCGCCCATGAGCGAAATTGCCGACCAACTAGCATCAGAAGCATTGAAACCTCAGTCAGTCTCGAACGACGGGGTGTCAGTATCCCGGCGTGCGTTGTCGGAACTGATTGCATACGAAAACCATCTTGCTGCGAAGACAGCGGCGGCATCTCCTGCTGCAATGTTTCGCGGGATGAACTGCAAGATTGTAGCACCGGGGGGCCGCTAATATGTGGCCATTCAACAAGCCTAAAAACCGACCTGCTTCAATTAAAGCCACGTTCGACGTTGCGCAGACTACGGCAGACAATCGAAACCACTGGACGAACGCTGATGGGCTTTCGTCTCGTGCCTCAATGTCTCACGCTGTCCGGCGTGTCGTTCGCCTGCGTAGTCGATACGAAGCACAGAACAATAGTTGGTATGCGGGCATCCTCAGGACTGCAGTCAATCACATTGTCGGGTCAGGTCCACGACTGCAGATCCTTTTCGTGAACGCAAAAGCTAACCGAAGACTAGAAGCGGCGTTCCGAAAGTGGTCACTTGAAATTGATCTCGTGGATACTCTGCGGACGCTGTGTGAGACCTACTGGCGCGACGGCGAAGCTTTCGTGATGCGATCGTATCGCCCACAAAATCATCCAATTGAACTCGACCTCCGGATTTTTGAAGCCGATCAGGTTTCAAATCCTTGGACGGCGGGCGCTTACGATGATGCCTTTGTCGATGACGGCATCCGGTTCGACAGGTCGACGAACGAACTGCTTTTCTATGTTTATGACCATCATCCGGGCGGCAACGTTCCGTTGTCTACGCTGGACGGTCGATGGTACTCCAGCAAGGAGGTGTTGCACCTATTCCGGGCAGAGAGACCGGGACAGACTCGGGGCGTTCCACGGGCTACTCCGGCGCTGCAGACGTTGCCAATTATGCGACGGCAAGAACTGGCAACGCTTTACTCTGCAGAGACGGCGGCAAACTTTGCCATGTATCTGAAGAGTAATTCGCCAAGTATCGACCCATCGTCAAGCCCTGCAGACTTCGCGGAGATCGAATTAACCCGGAACATGCTGACGACTCTCCCGGCTGGTTGGGAGATCGGACAGGTAGAACCAAAACAACCGGGGCCACTCTATGAGATGTTTCAACGGCAAGCACTGCAAAGCTTCTCACGTTGTACAAACATGCCTTACACATTGGCGGCGGGAACAGGCAAGGATGCGAACTTCTCAAGCTTCAAAGGTGACATGAAGAATGTGTGGGAACCTGAAGTCCAGTGTGAACAGAACAGAATTCAAAACACCATTCTTGAACCGATCTTTCAGTGGTTCCTTGAAGCGGCTGTGTTTGTTCCGGGGTTGCTTGACGGACTCCCGCCGATCAAACATCTTGATTACAAATGGCATTGGCCACCGCTACCAGAATTGGACATGGTAGAAGCGGCAAGCGCTGCGGAAATCAGGTTGCGGACTGGACTGTCTACCCTGACAGAAGAGCACGCAAGACGCGGACAGGATTGGGACGTTGAGTCAATCCGTGCGGCGGCGGACTTTGGGGTTCCTGTCGAGGTCTACAAACAGGCATTATTCGGAATCATGTTTGGGATTCCTCCCGGCACTCCCCTTGCCACTATGCCGGTTGGTCAACCCGCACAGGCTGCGGTTCCTCAAGGCGAATACACGACTCTAGGTCAACGGGCATTTACCAACAATCAAAAGCGGATCAAGTCTGCTCTTGACCAGTTTGCAACTGGGGAGATGTCTCAGGTGATGACAGAACAAACCTTGGCATCTATCGGCCTTGCTCCGGATCGAATTGCGGCACTGATGGCAGACGCGCTAGACGGCGGCGTTCAAGACCAGACGGTTTCGGAGGTTCCAGTATGAAGAAGATCTCTATGGCTGCACGGCTGCAGCTTACAGCGAGCGTGGCGGGCAAGCCACGGCGGTTCAGTATCCTTGCCTACTCTGGCGGGGTTCTAAACGTCGACGGGTTCCCTGACGGCGTTGTGGTCGATCTCACGGGGCTTGAAGCTCCATCATCCGTTCCGATCTTAATCGACCACAAGAAGAGTGTTGAAGCAACTCTGGGGCTGACTGACAAGATCCAAAACAACGGAACCACTCTCATTCTCATGGGAGTCGTCACGGGTCAATCGGCTCTTGCGTCTCAAGTTCTCGCACAGTCGGTGGCTGGCCACATCTGGCAAGCTTCGATCGGGGCGATGGTTATTGAAGCGGAAGATGTCGTTGCTGGTCAAACAGCAATGGCAAACGGTCAGACATTCGTCGGGCCGGTTACAATCGCAAGGCGCTCCGTCTTGCGTGAAACGTCGGTTCTCCCAATGGGGGCGGACTCGACAACGTCAGTGAACTTGGCGGCATCTGCTCGCCGTTTTCTAAAAGGAATGGCACTCATGTCGTTTGAAGATTGGTTGATGGGTTTGGGGCTTGATGCTTCCATGTTGACACCTGAAGCGGCTGCAGTTCTGCAGACTGCTTATGCTGCTGCGAATGCGGTTCCAGCACCTGCGGCACCTGCTGCACCTCCCGTTCCTGTGGCACCTCCGGTTGCTGCTGCACCTCCTGCGGCGGCTGTTCCTCCTATCCCTGTCGCTTCTGCGGGAATCACTCAAATGGACATTCAGGCATCACTAAACGAAAACCGCAAGATGATCGCGGCAGCTTTCCGCAAAGCTGCGGAAGTCCAGGCGAAGGCAGTTGGCCACCCTGAGATCATCGCAACTGCGATCGATCAGGATTGGAGCATTGAAAAGGTCGAGCTTGAAGTGTTGAAGAAAGTCAATCTTCAGTCACGGACCCGTCCAACTTCGTTTACGGCGGCTCAGTCTTCTCCTGAGAACATGCCACTGATTCTTGAAGCGGCTCTGTGTTCGACTCGTGGAATCAAGGACACGGAAAAGAAGTTTGACGACAAGATTCTGCAGGCGGCGCATTCGCAGTTTCGCCGTGGCGCTGGTCTGCAACAGATCATGCTGATGGCGGCTGCAGCAAACGGGATGCCTATGTCTGCAGGGCTGAAGATCACAACCGGAAACATCCGGGAGGTGCTTGGCTACGCTTGTCCAGACGGTCGCAATGTTCAGGCGGCTTTCACTGCTATCAGTCTTCCGGGTGTTCTGTCGAACGTTGCTAACAAGGAACTTCTGCAGGGCTATCTTGAAGAGGACATGGTCTGGAAGGAGATCGCTCAGACAAAAAGTGTTTCCGACTTTAAAACGGTCACAAGTTATCGCCTACTTGACGATATGTCCTACGACAAGCTTGGTCCCGGTGGCGTGATGAAGCATGGAACGCTTGGAGAAGAAAGCTTTACTCGATCAGTCGACACCTACGCAAAGATGGCATCGCTGACACGACAAGACATCATCAATGATGACCTGTCGGCGTTCGACGACCTGCGAAACCGCATCGGACGCGGCGGCGCGATGAAGTTGAACGACTTGTTCTGGTCAACTTTCCTCGGCAACCTTGCCACGATCTTCACGGCGACTCGTACCAACTACATCTCCGGGGCAACAACGAACCTTGGAACTGATGGCGTTGGTCTTGGACTCGGCCAGAAGGGATGGCGTCAGCGAACTACACCAACAGTAGACGGTGCTAAGCGACTGAATGGAACTGCGAAGTTCTTGCTTGTGCCACCTGAACTGGAGACGGTTGCTGATGCCTTGTATGGGGCACGGAATATTGCGGCTGTCAAAGTTTCGGATGTCAACACGTTCGCAAACAAGTACACCCCAATCGTCGCCAATCAGCTTTCTGATTCTTCCATCTCAGGATACTCCACGACGGCGTGGTATTTGCTTGGCGACAAGTCTCAGGGAACTCCGGTTGTGGTCTCCTTCCTGAACGGTCAGGAGACTCCGACGGTTGAATCTGCTGATGCGGACTTCAACACTCTGGGCATCCAGTTCCGGGGCTACCATGACTTCGGTTGCAACCTTGGCGATGGCTACTTGAACGCTCTTATGAGCAAGGGTGCGGCATAGTCACTTCGTGACAGTAGTTGGTTGCCGGGGGGCGAGTGCTCCCCGGCTTTTCTTAGATTTAAATTTTGGAGGTTGCGAAGATGCCACAAGTACCGGCACAAACTTATTCATCGGAACATGCAATTGATTACACCCCGTCTGGCGCGGTTGTTGGTGGGGATGTTGTCGTCTTAAACGGGATCGTCGGGGTCGCTGTAACGGACATCGCGGCAAGCGTTCTGGGGTCACTGGATATTGCAGGACTGTTTCAATTCCCGAAAACCACTGCGGCATGGGTCCGTGGTCTTCCAGTGTTCTGGAATCCGACTGGAGACCCGGACAGCGGAACGGCTGGCACAGGAGCCGCAAACCAGCTAGGCAGCGGCGTCTACATCGGTGTCGCTGCAGAAACAGAAGCCAGCGGCGACGATCGTGGCGCAGTGATCCTGAATGCTGCTTTGCCATCGAGCAACAATGCAGCCGTCACGGCAACAGTTGGCGGTGCGACTACTGGCCTGATTTCAGCATCTGCGACATTCGCGACGATCACGAGTGACGACGCAACCAAGCAAATCAGCCTTCCTGCTGGCTACGTCGGCAAAGTACTGCGGATTCTTGTTGGCGCAACAGGCTGCGAACTGATTTCAGCCGTGGCCGCTGACAAGGTAAACGAAGTCACTGTTGGTGCAACCAACGAACTCGCATTGACTGCAGAAGCACTTTACACCTGTGTCTACACAAAGTCAGGGTTCTGGATCGTTAATGGCCAGACCAAACTGGGTGCCGCTCAGGCTGCTCTGGTTCCTGACGCTCTTTAGGCTTAGTGTTCCATGAGTGACTTTGACGATGCAATCGGTGACATGGTGGCTGATCTCCTGGTTGAAGCGGGCGGGTCATTCACTTACCTGCGCGGGTCGACATCGTCAACGGTCACTCTGCGGAAGAGTTCGCAACAGTCCATGTTCATGGACGCTGGCAACGGGCAAGTTCTGGAAGTAAGGCCGGTGGACTTCATCGGCCTTACTTCTGCTTTGCCGTTCGACCCACCAGAGAAAGGCGACATGATTATTTCTGGTGTGAGTCGGTTTGAAGTTCAGCCGACTTCGTCGGAAAAAGTGTTTCGTCAAATCAGTTCACAGATGACCCGCATTCATACGAAACAGGTTAAGTGATGGCTGTCTCACAAGCCCCATCAACAGAAGCAATGGTTGCAATCGTCGAACGTATCAACAGTGGAACGGCTTACGCTCTGCCTGTCCGTGTGAGTTACAGCGAGACTATTGACGACTACCTTGACGACATTCCGGATCTTCGGGTTGATGTCTGCCAAGAGGAAGAAGAGCAACTTAATGAGACTCTGGATGTTGAAGACAGGACTTCTCATTTGATTCGGGTGTGGGTTCGGCAGCGGACTGGAACACAGGAGATGGTTGACGCTGCGAAATTGATCGTCCGACAAGTTTGGCAGCGGGTCAACAATTTCAATTCCAGTAACGGGCGTGTCAAGGTCTGGGAATGCGATCTTGACCCAAAGGAGATTCCGGACAAAGCGACTTTGAAACAGACGGGGCTGTTTGTTGTTTCAATGCTGCTCAGGGTAGAAGTTGAGGCAAGCTGATGGCGATCGACTCGAAAAGCTTGACAGGCGGCGAAGCGGTTTCGGGTCTCGACAAGCTGTTAAAGAAGTTCACGGTAATTGAAACAAAGTCAGCCAACAAAGTGTTGGCTGCGATGGTTAAAGCGAAGCTTGGCGTAATTGCCAAACAGATCAAGAAAGACACAGCCAGCAAGGTCAAGGCGGCACGCAAGGGCGTCAAGATGCGGTTCAAGATTTCCAAGGCTGACAAGATGACTGCAATCGTCGGCTTTGGTGTTGGGAAGCGAAAGAAGAAAAAGCCCGCACCCAAAAACAGCCAGGGCAATAAGAATGGTGGCGTTGGTATTGGGCCAACAAACATTCATTGGTGGGTTGCTGGCACTGCAAAGCGAACGACAGGCGCGAAAAAAGGAAAAGTGAACAGCAAGAAAGTTGCCGACCGGGGAAGGATGCCCGCGATGCAACCAAACCTCGCTGCTGAAGCGGCTGCGAAAAGTAAGGGTCAACAGAACAAGTTGATGGTTGAGCGCGGTGCGTTGGCTCTAAAAAAAGAACTCACGAAACTCAAGCTAAAGGGAAAGTAAATGGCCAAAATTAAATCTAAGGGCACTGTTCTGGCTATGACGATCAGTGCCGTGGCGACTGCAATTCCACAACTGAAAAGCATCTCGTTGAGCGGCGAAAAGTCTGAGACGTTTGACACGACAACGCTTGACGGTGTCGCGTTCAAAACGAAAGCACCGACGGGCTACGTTGAACCACATGCAATCAGCGCTGAAGGATTCTACGACCCGGATGATGCGGTGATTACTGCGTTCATTGCGTTGGTTGCTGCTCCGGTTGCCACAAACTTTACAGTCACATACACAGACACATCTCCAACGTCGGACATCTACAGTGGTGTCGGTTTCGGTGCAGATATCAGCGTTGCGATGGCTGACGGTGTTAGCATTTCTTACTCAATTGAAACTTCAGGAGCGCCTACGTAATGAGATCGAAACTGTCACTTGATCAGGATGCTGATGCTTCTCAGTTGACTGCTTTGCATCCTCCTGTGTCTTGGAAAAAAGGACGCAATGGTTCCCTTGTGGCTTACTTCCCAAAAGGCAGTGAGTTTACTGGGGCACAGGCATTGTTCCTCTGTCGGACAGGACAGGCGACTCCAGCCGACGATGAATGTGCCACTGCTCTTGGGATGACAGAGAGTCAGATTGCTGTTCTTCAGATTGACTATCAGATGAACAATCTTGGCGTCAACAGTCCTGAGGACAGGGCACTGTTCCGCGCTGGAGTCATCACGGGTTACGATGCCAAACTGGGATATCTGCCGGGGCCGAATTGGGAAGCCTATCAGGCGGCGAAACTGGAAAACGAAACTGATGAGGATGACGATTGATGTCTGTAATTTCAAAGCTGAAGAAACGCCGGTTCTATCCGTTTGAGATCGGTGGCGAGACGATCCATTTGAGATCTATGCTGAGTTCCGAGTTGGCTCATGTTCAGAAGTTTCGGAAGGACGATGAAAGCATTGGCTACACAATCGGCTGCTCCGTTCTGAACGAAGATGGATCGGCGGCGTTTCTTCAGAGGAATGCTGAGTCAGCACAGGAGTTCGGTGGGCGGGTTCTTGAAGAAGTCGATCTTCCGCTAGACACCCGAACGGAACTCGTGAACAAGATCATCGGTCTTTCCAATGGCCCACCGTCTCAGGAGAAGCTAATAAAAAACTGATGGCGGACGACGATGCCCGTTTCTGCGCGGAACTCGCTCGTTCAGTTGGTCGGTTAGATTGGTGGAACATCAAGGATGAGCACACGGCTTATGAGTGGGCCGCACAGGTTGCGATGTTTTACGTTTGCCCGTTCGGTGAACGCAGGGCAGATCTAAGAGCGGCGGTTAGTACTGCGCACCTGATTGCTATGCAGTCGGCAAGCAAAATTGAGGACAGCGAGTTCGGGGAACTTGTCCGGAACTTGTCGGATTATCTCAAGTGCTACGGGCCGAAGACGGACGAAGTCGACATGACTGCTCTGCAGAACATGCTGGAGAATACCAATGGCGAGTGACTTAGTTGTTAATTTGTCCGGCGATAATTCCAAGCTGAAGGCAAGTCTGAACGACTCAAAATCTGCACTGAGTAACTTCGGGACATCGGCAGGCAAGGCGGTCTCCAGCGCGGGCAAAGTTCTGGGCGGAATTGGCATCGCGGCTGTCGGCGCTGGTGTCGCGGGAATCGCTGTACTGCAGGACTCTATCGGCAACCTTGCTGGAATCGCTGACAAGGCTGCACAGACGGGCTTGTCTGGCGCGTTCCTGCAAAGACTTGGCTACGCTGCGGATCAGTCTGGTGTAAGCGTGGAGACGCTGCAAAAGGCGATGGTCAAAATGACTGTCGTTTCTGGACAGGCAGCAAATGGCAGTAAGGCGGCGGCGGATAAACTGGCAGAGTTCGGCATCTCCGCGCAGGATCTCAAGACGCTTTCACCGGAACAGATGTTTGCCAAAATTGGCGACTCTATCGCGAAACTTCCGACTCAGGCACAGAGGGCGGCTGCGTCTATGGAGATCTTCGGCAAAGCCGGGGTCGAGATGACGGGGCTATTTGCTGGCGGAGTGTCAGAACTGAATGGCATGCTGAAAGAGGCGGAGGGTCTTGGTATTGGGTTGAGTGACGACGACCTTGCAAAAGCTGCGGGTGCTGACGATGCCATCCAGAAGATGAAGGCGTCATTCGGGGCGATCGTCGACCGGATCGCTGTAGAGTTCGCACCAGTGTTCCAGAAGGCGGCTGAAGCGGTTGCTTCTCTGATTCCGTATATCGACGGGATCGGGAACGCTTTCGGCTCTGCGCTTGATATGGCGTTCTCTTTCTGGACCACAACGCAGGATTATCTGACGGACGTTTTGACGGTCGCCACTGTAGTCGTTGACAACATGGGCACGCTTTGGGATGGCTTGTTTAAAGATATACCGAAGTTCGGCAAAGCTGCGTTTGATTGGTTGTCCGCAAATGCTGGCACGATGGTCGAGAATCTCGGCAAGCAAGTGCGGAACCTCTTGGGGAGTCTTGAAAGGGGAAGTCGACAGTTTGGCGAGGAAGCGGCTTTCTTCCTTGGGCTGTCAGATGAAGTGCTGAACATTGAAGACACTCAAAAAGAGAAGATGACAGCGCTGACAGAATTTGTCATGCCACCTCTGAGTGCTGAAACTGAAAAGGTGATGTCTGACGTTGAGAGTGCTTTGAAGATCAACGCTGATGCACGGGCGGCAAGAGACGCACCAGGGAATCAAGCAAAGGAAACAAAGGTCGGACTTGCGCCAACGATCGTTCTCGACCCGATGTCAGGCAGCGAGAAGACAGACACGAAGGCGGCTGCGATGAAGTCTGCCGGGGCTATGCAGAAGGGATCTTCAGAGGCGCTGTCGACGATCTTCGGCGCGATGATGAAGCGGGGCAAAGATCCAAACGTTTTAGCAACTGAAAAGCAAACCCGAGACTTAACAAAAGCATTGAAGGACACCAAGGCAGTTCCGATGCTTGCAATGGGAGCAAGTGACGAATGAGGGCACGAATACTGGTCAGGCGATGGAAAGAATCCATGCTCGGGTGGACTGAGGAACGCAAGGCGGCTGTGCTTTTCGCAAGTGAAGAAACAGACCCAAACACTGGCAGGGTTGTTGCTCTTTGGGCGGTCTATGGCAGGGGTCATGTTCTTGAAGGGTTGTCGGCTGAAAACGCAATGGCGCAGGGCGTGGCAGAAGAGGTGGTTGAATGACGATCACATACATTGGCGAGAACCACGGACCTGCGACCAACAACAAAGGAACGCGGTCCTACACCCGATCTTTTAAGCTGAAGACATCACTTCAGAGCGAACGTGCATTTGCGGTTGGTTCTCACATGGATTTACCATTCATTGGCGAGGTACATCCTGATGATGCAATGGCTTGGTGTTTCTCCTTGGCGGTCGACCCATCAGACCCTTGGCGTGGCTGGACAGTGACGGCAGAATACTCGACAGAAAGAGAACTGGCAGAGAATCCAACGGGAGATCCTGCGGTTATCACATGGAGTTCAGAACAATTTCAAAAGCCTGCAATCGTAAACACTGCGGGTCAGGCGATCGTCAACAGCGCTGGCGACCCGTTCGACCCTCCGTTGATGATTGACGACAGCCGACCAAATGTGTCAGTCTCCAAAAACGTGCTGGTTGTTCCTGCGTGGGTTCTGACGTATCAGGACGCTGTCAACATCGCTTCATTTACGATCGACGGAATCACGGTTGCGGCGGGCTTGGCGAAGATCCAAAGTATTCAGATCGGCGCGGAACAATCACGAAACGGCATCACCTTTCGTAACCTTTCTTTCACGCTGCATCTTCAGCGAGAAGGCTGGCAGTCCAGCATTCTAGATGCTGGATTCCGTCAACTTGGGTATGGCGGAGTGCTTGAAAATATCCGGAATGATGGGGATAGTGAACTTCCGGCGGCTCCTGTGCCTCTGGACGGTGCCGGGGTTGCGTTGGCTTCTCCAACTCCAGCAACTGCGGTTTACAGAGTCGATACGATTTACCAACTTCGTGATTTTACAGTATTGCCATTCACATGACAGAACCAGCAATTGGATTCAATCAGGCAGGCTACGAGGAACACAAAAAAGTTGTCCGGGAGGTCAACCGGCGAATGATGAACGAACGCCCTGAACGCGGACGGTGGCAGCAAGATCAAGGTGCAGGAATCCAATTATCCCACGGCATCATCCTTGAAGTCTGCAATGCGAATTGTTCCACTTACCGTGTGCAAAGAATCCATCGGTACTTAACTCCAAACTGTGATGATGAATCTGGGGGCGCTTCCTGATGAGCACTGACGACTGTGCCATTCAGTCCGAAATTGAAGTCAGGAATGGAATTCACGTTGGGGCACCGTATGGATTTGAAGAAGAAATTCCGGAGAATCTTAGGGTTCTTCTTGCCCTGATTGATGGCAAACATTGGCCGCTTCAAGTCGAAGGTGACACTGGGATCGGAACAGGGGCTAGGGCCGGGGAAGGCGCGACGATTCCTGGCGCGCCTTGCGGAAGTAGAATCAGAGCACTTGACCCTGGTCCGATTCCAGACGGTGTTTTCCCTGATTACCCGAACTACACATATCCGGGAGTGGGGGTCACTGCCTACGGTTGCCAGATGAATTGCAACTACATCATCGTAGGCAACCTTGGCGCGTCTATAATTGTCGGCAAGATCGACGGTCAATGGCATATTCTCCGGGTCATTGTATCCGCAAGCACGACACCACTTTTCGGGTCAAGTAATGCCTGCCGATGCTGCGGAGACGCACTTAAAGACAAGAAGCTGCGGGCAAGGGTTCTGCACGTATCCTCTAGCGGTGGCGATTACAGGGCATGCGACGAATTCAGACTTGACCCGTTATCGACAGAGCGTGGTTACAACCCCATGCAAATTACTCTGTCATGCGGATCAACAGCGGAATCAGTTCTTGAAGACATCACAGACTGGAGTGCTAGGGCTTTCGGCTCGGCTGCGGTAATCACTTCTCTATATTGTTGCACGGCGTTTGAGGACAACTGCACCCGTGTCGTCAGTGGTTACGGCGAAGACTGTAATTGCAACAGTGATGAAACTTCAGGTTCAGGGGCTGCGGATTGCCGGTTTGAAGCCACGATAGAATTCACACATCTCGGAATTGACTATGTAGTCTTGATTTATCAGGAAGTCCTAGACGCTGACGACGACCCGTGCACTGAATTTGCCGACGTGTTCATTGAAAACGTAATTGCAGAGGCGGCGGGCCTTCCGGATCTCCAGCCTGATGATCGTGTGATTATGGCAAGAATTCCCGGTGGGCTTGCCGGAAGAACTGCACTTGATGGGACAGATCCGATTGAGTGGTTTATCATTCGCGCGTGCAACATCAATGACTGTCTTGATGATTGCGACCCGCCACCAGTCTTTACATCACGTTGCTGTGGGAAACCCTGTAACGAACTGCCAGCTTCACTCAGTGCTACCATCGAAATTCTGGACACTGATTGCATCTGTACCAGTGGAACTTCTTTTGGGGCTACGCTTGTTCGTGAAGCTACTGACCCTGATGCCGACTGTAGTGGCGCTGCAAACATCATTTGGGTTGTCGTTCCAACCACAACAACGGTCTATGATGAAATTGCCGGATGTATCCATGACCCCGGTGGTATTCCACCAACAAAAGTACGACTTGCGAACCTTGAATTAAAATGTGCAGACAGTAGGCCCGATGCTTGCGGGGGTCCGTCTGAACTTGGGCCTAGTTTTATTTTGACGGTATGGGGATTTGGTACATATGCAAGCACGTCAGCAACTGACGTTTACAACGCAACTCAAGACCAGACAACGTCGTGCTGTAGTCCTATCTATTCGCAGTTTGAAGTTACGGGTGCTTTTTGTTTTGGGGCTGGCGCTAGCCCTGTTATCGCAACAACGACTCTAAGGATCACCATCACAGGATGATTGACTGCGAAAAACTACCGGGGCATCTGCGGGACATTTGCGCAGGCGAACATCGCCAGTCGAATGGCAAACCCTACACGGACTCCGAGCGTGCTGAGATCATTAGTCGGTTCACAAGGACAGTTGTAGATGCTGGCGATCTTCCAAAGTCTGCTTTGAAACTGCACCCGCCGAAGCCAAAAAGAAGTGATGTCGGCACACGGCTTCATGCTGTAATTCAGCGAGACGCCGGAAAGATTGAATGCAGTGAATGCCGTGATGAAGTGACGCGGCTAAATCTCTTACCTGCGTCTGCGGTGATTGATCAGGCAGACTTAATTGCGGAAGGGATTGTAGAAAGGGGGCAGCGCAAGGCACCGAAGTTCTGGCAGCGATGGGGCGCAACTCTTGCGCCTGGTCTCGCGAAGGCACAAGCGTTGTCATGGATTTACGAAGCGACTGGATACCCTTGGCAGTCACAAATTCGGCATCTGACTTTCCATGTGTACCCAACAAAAAAACATGACGCATGGCAATGGAATCTTCTGCAGTTAGCGCAGCGTTGGCCGATGTTCACTGGGAAGAAGATCATCGCAATCGCGACTGATGGAACCACTGTTTCTGCGGACGCGGTTCTGCAGTATTGTGAACAGATCGGGATCTCTTGGGATCATGTAGTTTTTCGCCAAAACAACTCTCGCATACGCGAAGTTGCAACGTGGCAACCGATGCTGCAGTTGCTTGACCCTGCGACTGCGAAGCCAAATGAAGTCGTCTTTGCGTGTCACGGGAAAGGGGTCAGGCATGAGCACAGAGACGAACACATCAAAGCATGGGCTGAAGTGATGTATCAGTCTTGTCTTGACTACTGGCCGCTTGCTGAAGAGCATTTGAAATCGAAAGTCGCAACGGGATCGTTCCGAAAGTTCGGCGGGTTCAAGACCGCATGCAGAAACTTTCATTACTCTGGCACGTTCTTCTGGTGGCGACTGGCAGAAATTGGAAAACGGGAATGGCGGAACGTTGAGCAAAAATATTGGGGCACTGAAAATTGGCTCAGTTGTCAGGCTGAGGCGTCAGAGACTGGCGTGTTATTTCACGACAACTGCGTCAGTCTGTATGAGTACAAATATTGGGAGGACGTAGTGTGGCCAGCGTGGGAACAGTGGAAACAGGACAATGCGAGATTTGCCTGCGTGCGTTGACGGCGAAGAAAGGCGATTTTTTCTATTGCCCGATTTGCGATCATGGCACGTCAACAAAGACGTATTGTGAAATCGTTGATACTTACAAATCTCAAGACTATTCGCACCACCTGATTGCGGCGAACGGATCGTTTGCGGAAGTCAAACGGCAGTGGACAACGAACATTGAAATTTTGAAAGCTCAGTGCGGTCAACACGGGGCTGTGTTGGAAGTCGGCTGTCTTGACGGGTCGGGAGTGGCGGCGTTGCTTGACGCGGGCTATGACGCTCACGGATTTGATGTTGGGGAATCCTCAAAGGCTGAATGTATTGCAAACGGGATTGATGCGACCCGCATTCATGTTGCTGACTCATTGGCTGATGTTGCGTTCAGCAAACCTTTTCGGATTCTCACGATTCGCGAAGTTATCGAACACGTCCCTGACGTTTCAGACTTGCTGCTGACGGCATACCAGCTACTGGAACCGGGCGGCTTTGTGATGGTGCAGACACCCCGATTCAATGACGTGAGAAAAGAGTGGAGTTGTCCGCAACACCTGCGAGTCTACTCAACGACAAGCTTGGCGTATGTCTTGCGGCTGGCTGGCTTCGAGGTTCAAAGCACTCTGGAATGGGACGGCGGCGTGTGCCTGCTGTGTAAGCGGATTGAGGCATTGATCGTTAAGCCCGATCCTTATTCAACACACCAGAAACTTCTTGTCCGTGGCTTGCTCAAGACTTCAGGCGATGTGTTAGAACTCGGATGCGGGAATTACTCTACTCCTGTCACAAGCGAGATTTGCGAGCATCAGGGGCGGGAGTTGGTTTTATTCGACCATCATCCGGCATGGGTCAAACAATTTCCCGGCGCGGAGTCAGTCCGTTGGAACAGTTTCACGCCATCACGCAAGTTTGGACTGACGCTGATTGATCATGCCGATCCTCCACATCACCAGCGGTGGAAACAGATTTTGAAGTTACTTCCGTGGTGCGATACGTTCGTCGTGCATGACGCTGACGATCGTCTGTATGGTTATCATGAACTGCGGAATATGTTCGACGTTGTTCAGGACACGACAAGCCCACTCACGGAACTTTGGACGCGAAAGCACGAGCCAATTGAGACAACCGGAAAAGCGGTTGTTGTGATTAGTACGTTCAGTGAAACGGACAAGGACGCAAACCGGGATGACTTACTGGCAACGCTGACAAGCTGTGAACGCACAAGTGATTGTGAGATCTTGATTGTCGATGACGGGTCATGCGAAACGTATCGCAAGTGGCTGAAGACATTAGACGTGAGTGTGATTCAGGGCGAAACAAATCGCGGTGTTGCATGGTCAAAGAATGTGGCGTTGTCATTGTTCGACGACCGACCGGATATCGATGTGATTTTTCTGGTCGATGACGATGTGACATTTGAGGCATCAGACTGGCAAGCGGCTTACTTGCACGGGCTGAAACAACTTCCATTGCTGTCTCACAGTCCTGCTCAGTTACGCAAGGACGGGGAAGTTATTGGCGAACTGACGAAAGACTCTCTGTCGTGGGGCTGCTTCGTTGCGGTCTCTCGGCAGTGTCATGAGACGATCGGGAAATACTCGACCGACTTTCCAGCGGCATACGGTTGGGAGCACATCGAATATTATTACCGCGCAGCAATTGCGGGGCTTGTTCCTGTAGTCGGATTTTATGACATTGCAGGAAGTGAAAGACTGCTGCGAGTAAGCCATGAGGAAATCAGCCAAACGAAGCAACAGATGGTTCGGCAGAATGAAGAGTCAGATGTGTGGAAACGAACTGAGGCGGCTTACAAATCATTGAGTGGAGTTCTGCAGTGAGTGTCACGACAATACCAGAGGCGATTCATCCGGCGATTCTCCGCGCGTGTGAAGCGGCGTGGCCAGATCC